TAATAAGTTCACGTACCTGTTTGTTATTTAATGTAGGCCAACCCATAGAGTTGGTTGGCTTTGTAACTGATACCGTAAAACAATCTTGAGCGTAATGCGTTGCTACGAACACATGATCATCACTTTTTACAGTGAAGTGCATATCTGTAATAGTAAGTTTATTTTTCATTTCGTATTACAAATTAATACATTGTATAACATTGTCAATACTTAAAATTAGTTATTAAAGTAGTTAGTTGCCTAATTACGTAACTTTTTCCAGTTGCATACGTCTATAAAACATATACTCGTAGTATTATGGTTTCCACTAACGACAGTATTTTAGACACTATTGTTAATCCAAAGAAGTAATACCGTATGGTAATACCTCCAGAAGATGATTTAGATAACCCAAAGGTTATAGGTGATGTCTGTGCTCGTTTAGCAGCAGGTGAGACAACTCATTCTGTATGTAAGAGTTACAAACATTCGTTTGCTCGTAGATTCTGGAATAAGATGAAAGATGACCCAGAGTTTGCAACAACTATAGAAAAAGCTAGGATTGCTGGTGTTGAAAGCCTTGTAAGTGAGATCATTGAAATAGCGGACAATTCAACTCCACAAGACGTTGCAGTAGATAAGTTGAGAGTTCATGCCAGACAATGGTATGTAACCAAAATGAACCCAAAGAAGTATGGTGATCGTGTACATACCGAATTAACAGGTAATGACGGAGCACCATTAGTCATTTCTTGGCAATCTGAGCCAAAATAAAGCCTTTTAACACTTAAAGGGATACGCCACTACCCCTTGAACATAATAATCCCTTATACGCCACGTAAAGCCTTTGTACAATGGCATAGCAGATCACAACGCTGGTCTGTCCTTGTTGTGCATAGACGTGGCGGTAAAACCGTATCAGGCATCAATGAGCTGATTAAAGAGGCCATGAAGTGCCAGTTAAAAGCACCAAGGTTTGCTTACTTAGCACCTTACCGCAAACAGGCCAAAGAGATAGCATGGGATTACCTCAAACAATACACAGCACCGATACCTGGTCGTGTTGTCTCAGAGTCCGAGTTGCACGTTAAACTACCTAATGAAGGTCGTATAACGCTATACGGTGCAGACAATGCAGAAGCACTTCGTGGTATTTACCTTGATGGCATAATCATAGACGAACCAGCAGATATGGATGCTTCCGTCTGGTCATCAGTCATCAGACCTGCACTATCAGACCGCAGAGGTTGGGCTACATGGATTGGTACACCTAAAGGTCGTAATAGCTTCTTTAGGTTATATGACCGAGCAGTTAATGACCCAGAATGGTTTACAATGATTTTACCTGCATCACGTTCAAATATCATACCACAAGATGAATTAGACTCTGCTCATAAGAGCATGAATGAGTCTGAATACAATCGTGAGTACGAATGTAGCTTTGAAGCAGCTATTGCAGGCAGCATTTATGGCGACGCTATTGCCAAATTGCGTGCAAATAACCAAATTCAAGACTATGAACCAGATAACGATCTACCATTTGATACATTCTGGGACGTAGGTGATAGCGACTTTACCTGTATTTGGCTGGTACAAATGGAAGGCAGGCACATCAATTTAGTAAATTATTACTCAGCAAATGGACAAACCACAGGCCATTACGCAAATAAAGTCAGAGAATGGGGAGACAAATACAGAACTACGATACGAACGAACTTCTTACCACATGATGCAGATCACGTCAGACGTGGCGGTAGCTGGCGTACAGATCTTACAAACGCAGGATTAGATAGAATTACAATCGTGCCTAGAACACCAGATATCTGGCTCGGTATTAATGAACTTCGTTCTCTTTTACCACGATGCTACATCCACAAAACCAACTGCTCAAAGACGTTTGGAAGTACAGATAACAGTGCACCCAGTGGACTCGATTGCTTAGAATACTACCATAAACGTGAAGAAACAGATCGTGACACAATCTATGAGAAACCAGTACATGATGAGTTTAGTCATGGTGCTGATGCACTTAGGACCATGTCAGAAGCTCATAGACTAGGTATGATTGAAGGCACATCGTTCGTTGCTCGTGAATCTAGGCATACGCCACATAAAGTGTTGCGTGGACCATCTGCTGCCTCTTACTCAGTAAAGAAGAAAAACAAATCAATCCGCTAATGGCTATTTTACCCACAAGCAATACAGGCAACACCAAAGCCATAGATAGGACTGCTGGTGGATCTAAACCTGATAGCACACCAGCTACAGGAACAACAAACACTACAATTACAGGTGCAGTTACTAGCGTTAACGGTTCAATAGGAGTTGGTGCTAGTCCAACAACAGGTGCAGTAAGCGTATATTTAAACACAACAGGTGTTACGGCAAATACCTATGGAGATGCTACACACGTACCACGCATTACTGTTAACGCTGAAGGCCAGATTACATCAGCATCATCTGTAGCAATTACAAGTAGTGGTGTTACTAGCGTATCGGGTACTGGTACAGTTAATGGAATTACGTTAAGCGGAACTGTTACATCAACAGGCAATTTAACACTTGGTGGTGCATTATCAGGCGTAACACCTAGTCAGCTTACAGCAGGCAGTGTTGGTCAAAGACTTATTACTAACAACTCAAGTGCAGTTACTTGGAGTAATGACCCAATGATCTATGCACAAGACTATGGTTTTGGTGCAGCAGGTAATACCGTTACGCAGAACACAACAGCTTTACAAAATGCCGTTAACGCAGCAGTGGCTGCTAATGGTTGTCTTTTGCTACCAGCAGGATCAATCCACATAAACTCAGCAATAACGATTGGATCTTCTGGTAGTCCTTTTGCAGGCCGTATTAAGATTATGGGTTGCGGTAAAAACGTAACCGAAGTCATACAAGATTCAGCTACAGATGGATTCGATGTATATTTAGCTAATCCTTATAGCAACGATATAGGCTTAGAAATATCTGATCTATCAGTAATTGGTAATAACGCAGCAGCAGCTACAGCTATTTACATCAATATGACACGTTATGGTTCTATTGAAGATCGAGATCTTATTTCGATTAACAATGTAACTATGACAGGCGTTGTTACATCTACGACCTATGGCTGGACTAACGGCCTATGGGTAATCGCAGCTTGGCACTTAAATGTTACAAACTGTTATGCTGGTGGTTGCATTGGCACATTACCAACATCATCAGGACTTGGCTCAGGTGCAGGATTCTTAATCCAAGATTGTATTAATGTTAAGCTACTAAACATCACCGCAGAATATTGGAATCGTGGTGTAAGCATACCAAACTTATACACGACTATTTGGGCATCAGGCGGTACATATACAGCAGGACAATACATATACGATCCGACTGCTGCTGGTGCTAGTGCTGATCCGTATTACTTATGTATTTCAAATGTGACAGGTAGTTCAACTCCACCACATTCAGATGGTACACATTATACACCGACAGTTGGTCCGTCACAAGGCGTGCAGATAAATAACTACATGGCCTTAGATACAATCAACGCTTTGTTTGCTGATACTACTTTAGTTTATTTAACTAATTTCCTATTCGATAACGGTAACAATTATTACACGAGCTGGCAGAGTATTGCGTTATACAATCTATACGGTTCTAGTTACATTACAGGCGGTCAAATATTACAAGCAGGTGGTAACTACCAAATCTATTTAAATAACTGTGCTAATGTAATGATTGGCAATGTAGGATTTAATGAGCAGAATCCTGTAAGCGTTGCGTCTATTTACTGCACAAACGGCACAAACAATACGCTTGTTACTGGTTGTATCTTTGGATCAGCAGTTGGTGTTAAATGCGATAGCGGTACAAATAACAACAAAGCTACGGCTAACATTGTACCTAACGGCAATCTTGATGTTAACTCAGCAGACACTAGCACTAATCAATTAGGTGACGTTACAGGCATAACCACAGTACCAACACTAACAGGTGCTGCTACTTATTCATGGAGCATTAACATTGGTGGTAGTGGTCAGGCTAACGCTTGCTTAGGCAGATTACCTAGATCAGTCCTTGTACAGCACGTTAAGACCGATAGCACTGTAACCAATAAGCCTATGCTTGCTTGTTGGGATTATCAAAACTCAGGCAATTCATCCACAACCATATATCTAATTGCGTATATGTCTGATGGCACAAACCTACCAAGCACACAGCAACGCTTTGTCGTAACAATACTTCCATGAGTCCATACGATACAATGGTAGAGTTTTACCTCAAAAAGCCACAAGAAGCACCATTTGCGGACTATCTTGAATGGCATTTACGTAACGGTTTTGTGTTTAATACTCCAGATTACTTTATGATGGGCAAGAATTGCCGTCGTTATGCACCGCCAAACGAAATAGCAGACTGCGAACACGTATTTGACCCACAAGATTCTGACTGTTGGTACATATTTGCCATGTCTGGAAACATGACAAAAGCCTTCAATTCCATGCCATTTCCACTTCCTTGGATAGCTTTTGAACGCATTATTGACAATAAAAGGGAGCTAAGATTCTATAAAACTGAAGATTTACAACGTTTAGCACAATTTTTAACCAATTAATACCATGGGCGGAGGATCACCAGCAGCAGCAGTACAAGCAGCACCAACACCAGTGACTGCACCACCTGTGACTACATCATCAGCAGAGGTCATACAGGCACAGCAAGATGTTGCACAGCAGAACTTGATGAAAAAATCTATCAAGAAAACCGTATTCGCTGGTGATACTGGCGGTTACAAAGGTATGCCAGGTGCTGGAACTGCCCCAACTGCTACTACCCCAAAGTTAGGATAACACATGGCAACAGATCTATTAGCCAAGGAGCAGCTAAACAAGTACGAATCTGGACGCAGCAAGCGTTCAGCTATATTCGATTCTGATTGGCAAACGATCTCTCAATACTTTTTACCTCAAGAGTCTGATATCAACGTTACTAAGACCGAAGGTGTAACAGGCTGGACAGACCGCATTTTTGATACGACCGCAATTCTAGCAGCACAAACAATGGCTGCTGGTCAACGTAATTGGCTAACACCATCAAGTGAACCGTGGGCACAATTTGAACCACCGATGCCAATGCGTCAGGAAGGTGATGATGCTGCTATTTGGTTAGGCCGTGCCAGTGATATTACCATGCAGGAGTTAGCTCGTTCTAACTTCTATTCCGTTATAAACATTGGTTACCTACACGTAGGCATCTTTGGTACTGATTGTATATTCTGTGAAGAAGG